TTAAATGGTGCTTAGAGCGTCAATAATTTTTTTGTCGTCTCGTTGCTTCATTTCATCAACTTCATGCAGGTAGACACGCATTGTGATCTGAATGCTGGCGTGACCAAGTCGTCGGGAAATGGCCATGATGTCGACACCGGCGAATAACAGCATCGATCCGTGCGAGTGACGAAGGCCATGGCTGGTGATGACATTTTTTGTCTTGGCATAACCACAAAGGCGTTTGACAGTATTGTTGACGGTTTCGTTGGTCACAACATGGTGCCGGTCATTTCGGCATACCAAGTTGTCTGAATCTCGATAACCATCTTTGAGTGCATTCTCTTGCTGTTCTTTGCGTAAACGTTTCAGAATCAGTACTAGTTGGGATGGGATTGGCACTGTGCGCATTGATTGTGCATTCTTCAGCCCGCCGAAATTATCGTGCTGTTTCCGCTTCTTATACTGCCAAGAACGATCGATAGTAATGGTCTGTTCCCTGAAGTTGACGCGATCCCAGCTGATACCGATTGCTTCTTCAAATCTCGCCCCTGTATAGGCCATGATCAAGACGACGTAGTTGCTCAGACGGGATAGGTCTGCATGGCGGTCAGCAATCTCAATAACATGCTTGAATTCTTCCACAGAAAGAAATTTAGCGGATGGATCTTTAGCAGGCTTTCCAGAAATGATGGCACGACGAGTGAAGTCATGCTTGGTTAAGCCATCTTCAATGGCATCTTTCAACACAGCTCGCACATAGGAGTTCACACGAGCCACTGTGGAGCGTGATAGGGGTTGCTCGCTTCGCTTACGAGGATTTGTACTTAACCAGTCCAGAAACGCCTGATAGGCGGTTCTATCGATGACTGAGAGCTTGGTATCTTTGAAGTATTCTCGGATGTAACCGGCGACAATCGTGTACCATTCGTCAGTGACTTCTGAATGGCGGCCAATTTTGTAAGCCTCAATCCACTTGTCGAAGTAGTCTGAAAATGTCGGATCACTGACAATCTTTCCCGAGTCGAGTTCTTCTTCTATTTTGGCAGCGGCAATTGTTGCTTCGCGCCGGGTTTTAAACCCCGACTTGTAAACCTGGCGCCTTGTGTCATCTCTGCCAGTGGATGCACGAAAGGCCCAGGACCCATTCGCGGATTTTGAGATTTGTGCCATGATGTATTCCTCCAATTCTGCTATAATTTAGTACACAAAGAGCATACCCAATGACGCCACTTCTTCGAGTATTGTCTGTATGTCTTCATGTTTTGCTTAACGGGTGAGGAAGGCACTCTTTGAAACGGCTCAACTCAACATTTGTATATCGCTTATTCGCTCTTCTGTGGTTTAGCAAGCACTGCAGTACAACATATGGGTGTCAAAACAAATATGATCTGCTTGCTAATCAAAATTTGAGTATTTTGGAGTGTATCAAGCAAAAAGTTAGGATTGACGAAGCGTACGTTCGACAATATGCTCAGTATATGTCTGAAGAAGGGGGATTCAAGTGATGAATAAAGACCGTGTGACATTTTTGCTTATCACTTTATTGGCCATTATAGGTATGATTTTGGGGTTTTGGAGTCCTTCGATTAATACACAGTTAGTTTCTGGTATAACTACATTTTTGGCAATACTGGTTGCTTATGTCCAATTTTGTTATGACAAGATTGATAAGTTGTTTGTTTGGTGGAACCATGGGTGGCAATGGTTTAGGAACCCAAAAGCTGATTGGGAGCAAGTGGTTGAACTTCAACTAATTCGTGATGATGAAGAATCAGACGAACATTTTATAGATCTATTTACGGAGCAATTTGTGGCAACAATGAAGAAACATAATTATGATATTATAAGAACCGATCCAGGCGGAGAAATAGTTACTAGATTTGAAATTCGTAATCCAGGAAAGAGCACTGGTGAAATCGAAATCTCCGAGGTTGATGATGACACGTATCGAATTACGATTACTTATTCAACTTCATATTCGTATAATCAACGAGTAAAGGGGGTTGAAGAGTTAGAAAAGATCTATCAGATTGCTTCACGTCCATTAACTATGGACGAATCTTGTACGCGCCATTGTGTACAAGTTAGGTTACTTTTCGAGAAGGGCAACCCTTTTTATGGTTACGTAATTCGCAAAATAGCTCCGCTCAAGATTAATGATTTCGAACTAAAATTTGAATCGATTGAAAATGTCTCAGTATCGGCTACAAATAAATATCTGCAGCTCGACGCAAGCGGGTTTAGTCAGCTTAGAGGTGTTTTGAATGATTTGATAGTTTTACCAAATATTGACTAAGGCTTGCTTACGTATTGATAGGTTGAGAAAACTAGATCAATTTTTCCGTTCTCGTCAAGATTAGGATCATTAGCATTGACTAACGTGATGGCACCTTTTTTAGAGAATCCCATAGCACGGCCCATTGCATCAATATCTATGATCGTACCCAGATAAGTTGCGGTATTATTGTTGATTGCTAACTTGACAGCGTCTTTGTCTTTTACCGCTGGTCCCATGTATGCAACCGTGGAAATTCCAGCCTCATTTCCGGCAATCCATGCTGACTGGACTCTCGACAAACGGTTAGCAATCTTATCAAAGTCGAAAGTCACGGATTCAATTTCTATCTGATCGCAATTTTTCTCTACCTTTTTGAAGAATAAATAAATAACCTTTGATGACCCTTCGGCAATAAGAAGGGTCTTTTTTGGATTCAAAAATATTTTGAACTCAGTTCGAATTTCATAACTCTCAACAGGTTGGTCATTAACATAAATAAGCGAGTTTTTCAGTTTAATCTGATTGCAATTGAAGATAGTCCAAGTCTGATTGCCAAACATAATGGTTTCGTCCGAAGGTGTGATTGTTCCATATAGAATTTTGCTATTTTTTCCGTTCATTATATCGAGTCGCTGGGTGACGTCGAACTTTGAAACTTTTCGAAACATGTATGTTCCCATAAAATCAATCTCCGTTCATCATAGATACATTGCATAGTTGTATTTCGTCTGTTTTTGCTGAGAAGGGCCTTTTATTTTCCAGCTTTTAACGTCGATCAGGGGTTGGACGTAAGATTATTTAAGCACGTATGACCCGACAACTTTGCCGATCACATCAATAACATCAGTTTCGTCAGCGTAGAAGTCTGGATAGATACGTTCGTCAGTTTCCTCGTCTACATTGGGCGAGGCTTTTTTGCGATTTTTTCTTAGGTTTAAAAGGCAGCGAGATATGTTCGCTTGTTTTAAAACGGTAAGTCATCATCGCTTATATCTAGGGGTGCAGTCTGAAGGTTTTGTTTTTTTTCTTGAGACCAAGACTTTAGCAAATGTTGCAACGCAAAGCTTGAAGATGCCCCACAATGGCTACAGTAGCGGGCATATCCTGGAAGCTTTTTGCCACAACCACTGTTTGATTCCAATTCAAAACTGATACGACCTTGGGGCATAGCAAAAGGATCGTCGGCATTAAATATACCTGTACACTGATTAATTAAAAAAACTCCACAAATTGGACAATAAAGGTCATTAGCAGAAACACCAAATCCGCACTGGGGGCAGGTGTCAGCATGCCCAGAACTGTCAACTTTAATTTCAGAATATTTCATAATTTGTCCTCCAAATGACTCGTGAATTTTAAAAAAATCAAACTCATATGAAATTGCTTTAAGCTCGCATCCACAATATGCACAAAAAACTTTCGGCGAGTCGCCTCCTGTCAACCCACGGCAATTTGAACAATATGCATAGTATTTGAATCCTAATAGTGAAAATGGATCTGATGGAATAGCATACTTTCTGGGCTTAGATAGTCTAAAGTTTTGTAGACGAATTGAAGGTAATGCGAAGGGCTTTTTTGTCAATGTATCTACCATTATTTCAGCTGCTTGTTTTGAGACATCATATTGTTCCCTAAGCTTTGAGACAGACACCTCATTTGAAAAAGTACTGGATGGCATCAGTAGAGTTGCAGCAAAGGCGTCTGCTTCCTTTTCATAGATAATGTATTCAGATGATGATAATCCATCTCTAGCGATCATTGTTTGGAAGTTGTGCCTTAAAACAAAATGGCCTATTTCATGAGCAATTGAATATCTGATCCGCTGTTTAGTGATCCCTGAAGCAAAAAGATCTGAGTTATACAAAATAATGGTATCTTTGCTGTTAGACATTTTAAGAAGCGCTGCATCTTGTGAGCCGTCAGCTAAGTGTTCTTGGACCCAATCGACACTAATATGGTTGTTAGAATATGCTTGTTCATTTAGTTGTTTGCACATTTCTAGATACGACATGATCGCCAGATGTGGAATTTTATCGATAAGCTTAAAGAGCTGAAGTGGAAAAGTTTCAATACTAAACTTTCCTAAGGTTTGAATGGCTCGGTTTCGAGCTAAAGTCCATCGGATATTTTTACTCATTGTGAGAGTCTTTCTTAAAAGTATTCTTAAATATGACGCTCATAACTTCATCTAAACGATCAAGATCTTCATCGTTTAATTTTGAGGCATTGCGAGCAATCTTTTGTAATTTAGGGCGTTCATCTGATTGAGCTGCTTGAATAGTCTTTTCGGTAGTTCGACCCATTAAATAATCAGTTGAAACATGAAAATAATCCGCAATGGCTGCCAGTTTATCTGCACTTGGCTGTGCGGTTTTCCATTTACCAATCAGTCCGGAAGAGAAGTTGAGCGTTCTTTCTAATTCAGCAATACTAATCTTCTTCTGGATGGCCAGATCTTTAATTCTGATATAGGGCGTGTTCATGTTTTCACCTCGAAAATATTCCATAAAAAGTATTGACAAAGAATATATTCCAAGTTATGCTTCTTAATGTAATCGGGACAGGTTACATTGGAAGTCACTCAATGGAATTTATACGTTGCCATTGCTATTTACTGTACATTCATAATGGATTATTTTCCACTATATGTCAAGGAGGAAGATTAAATTCATTGAAAATATTCCGCAGGAGGGAGGCGGAAAACATATGACAGTATACTCCGCTGTTAAGACCATTGCACAAGCACAAGGAAGGTCTATCTATCGTATTGAAAAGGATTTGAATTTTGTTCCGGGAAAACTCAATAAATGGGATAAGTCAATGCCCGGTGCAGATGTTTTGCAGGATGTTGCAAATTATCTTGGCGTTACGAGCGCGTATATCTTAGACAAAGCAAAGGAGAGAGCGAAATGAACGAATTAATTAAAACCATCACACGTGGTGATGGCACGATCGCAGTCAGCGGTCGCGAGCTACACAAGTTTCTTGGCGTGAACGACAACTACACAGATTGGTTCAAGCGCATGACAGATTATGGATTCACTGAAAACGTTGATTTTGCGGGTTTATCGGAAAAATCCGATAAACCTACCGGCGGCCGTCCACGGATTGATCACGTCATGACTCTTGACATGGCAAAGGAAGTTGCAATGATTCAGCGAACCGATCGAGGCAAGCAAGCACGCCAATATTTTCTGGAAGTTGAGCGCCGTTACAAGCAAGGCCAAATTGATACATCTGGATTAAGTTTACAAGCCCAAGCTGCATTGGCGGCTGCGCAAGCAATAGCTGCCCAAGAGCAACGTCTCAATAAGGTTAGTTCAAAGGTCGACGCTATCAGCGATATTGTTGCAACCTCAACAATGGATTGGCGAAAAGCAACCCGCGATCTGATTCATCGTATTGCAAAAGTAAGACAAGGTGACTATCGCATCACGCAAGGTGATATTTACAAAGATGTCGATGATCGAGCGGGAGCTGCACTCAATATTCGATTGACCAACCTACGTCGCCGAATGGCCGAAGAGGGTCAGTCAAAGTCGAAGCGCGATAAGACTAATAAGGTTGATGTGATTGCGAATGACAAGAGGCTTATTGAGATCTACATGGCAGTTGTCAAGGATCACGCCATCAAGTATCGCGTGTGGGATGACGAATATTAAAGGAGGCTAGCAAAAAGAAAGAGGTGAAGGTATGCCATCATTCAAAGTTATTGAGGATGAATCGAATTATTTAGTATTTACGCCTGAACAGTTTGAAGCCGCTGTAGAAAGCGCACGGTCTTATCTAGAAGGGCAGCGTTGGAAGGTCAAGGACTGCATAGAACGGTTAAACGGCTATCGGCGCTCAGATTTTGTGAATTGTGTTCTGATCCCGAAGCGAGATGAGCTTGAACGGATTGGTGCGTTATTACAATGGCATGATGCTGATCATCGGGACTATCTGTTCAAGGCAACCACCATGAGTAAGTGGCTTGATGACAACCTTGATCAAATTACAAAAGGAGGATGGCGCTGATGGCAGCCATTATTGAAACACTAGTAACGCCGACGGTTCCGTTCTGGCGGTATCTGATATTGATCGCGATTGGCGTCATCATTGGACACTGCCTTGCTGGAAAAGGTAACTGGAAGACATGGATTAGCTAAGGAGGTGAGCGCAGTGAATATCAGCACGAATCTAGATGAACTAGAAAAGCTGCTCAGTCTGGCCACGAACCAAACTAAGCAGCTTCAGGAAACGTTATCAAGTATTGATAATTTTGAACTTGGTAGTGGTGCATTTAAGCGTGAGAGCAAGCGGGACGTTGGGCTAACCGAGTCGGTTAAAGGTTCTTATGAAGCCAATCAGTGACATTTCTGGTTATCCCGTACCAAGCCGCTTCGCCCGATAGTTTGCCGACAAAGATGGAATCATTTGCATCAATGACAGACTCAAGATTATCGCGAACGACCTTTGCACTGTCGTCAGTGCAAATGCACCAACAAGATTCCATAAGCTTTGCCCATTTGGTGTAAGACTTAATCTTTTTTGAGAGATCGCCATAACGTTGTCCCGGATTGGATAAGTCATAAGAAATCAAAAAAGTGTTCATGCTATTACCTCCTATGGAGTGATTATCGCATATCTTACGAATGAGTTGGAAATAAATGACTAACGCAGAACACACCATCGGAGATTTATTGAACCAGCATAACAGCCTGACATTGGATGTGATCCGCGGCGAGCATTCACCGATTGCTCAGACATTGTTGAAACACAATGCCGAGTGGCGAAAACGTGTTTACGATCTATTTGTCAAGGCGGATCCGCATGAACTACACGACCCATTTTCAATTTAAGGAGGTGAGAAACATGGCTTTAGACTATGTGATTTATGTCCAAGCAGAGTCGATTTATAAAGACTTAGTCAGTCGTAGAACAGCTAAGGCCAGTGAACTAGCTCTTGCAGCAGCAGATAATGACTCCGATGCACAAGGGCTTGGTACTGAATGGCTTTTACTCGATGAGCTCATCAAGAAAATTGAAGAAGATGAAAAAAAAGCCGCTGATGCTGCCACATCACCGACCGATCAAAACATGAAAGGAAAATAACCTTATGCCACCAGTATACGACCTTAAGAGTAAATACGCTACCTTGTTAGCCAAAGCCGAGGATATGGAAATTGATCCAATCGTTTTGCACGACACACTTGAGTCAATCAAAGATGCGATTGAAGACAAAGCGGTCGGTTGTGTCCAGGTGATCAAGTCCTTAGAAGCTGACGTTGACTCGATTGATCAGGAAGTCAAACGGCTTCAGGAACGGAAAAAGTCTTACCAGAATAATATTGCGCGCCTAAAGCTGGCCTTAGTTGATGCCATGAACACAACCGGACAGCAGAAAATCAAGACGCCTCTATGGACGATTTGGGTTCAGAAGACTCCGAGCGTGGGCGTGCTGAACGATGATCCGAAAAAGGTTCAGACAGATTTCGTTAAGGTCGAGACCGTTTACAAAGTCGACAAGCAGGCCGCGCTCAAGAAGCTCAAGGCCGGCGAAAAAATTGTCGGTTTGCAGCTTCGGTACAGCGAATCACTAAGGACACGATAGGAGATTGAGATATGCAACCAATTGAGCATGCCGCAAAAATGAGCAAGACCAAGAATTGGCGGATCATTTTGTATGGTAAGCCAGGTGTCGGTAAAACCAGCGCCGTTAAGTATCTGCCAGGTAAGACCCTGGTACTGGATCTGGATGATTCTTCTAAGGTGCTAGCGGGATTGCCAGATGTGGATGTGCAGCCATTTGATCGCAGCAAACCGGATGAGGAGTGGCGTGAGTTCCTGACCAACCTGCCAGCGCGGCTTAAGGGCTACGATAATCTGGTTGTCGATAATGTGTCCGCGTTTGAAAAAGACTGGTTCGTTGAGATGGGTCGGCATAGTAAGAATGGCATCGGCAATGAGCTGCAAGATTACAGCCGTTGGACGAACTATTTTACCCGTGTGATGACCACCGTTTATATGGACGCGAATTTGAATGTCCTGACGACTGCTTGGGAAGATACGCGCGACATCACTAGTGATACCGGCCAATCATTCAGCCAGTATGCACCGCTGATCCGCAACAGCGTCCGCGATGGCCTGCTCGGCTTAGCTGATGTGATCGGGCGCGTTGTCGTCAATTCGAAGACCAATAATCGCGGCGTCATTCTGGCTGGATCTGACGCGATTTTTGCCAAGAATCGACTAGATGGCCGCACTGCTTGTGCGATTGAAGACGTCTTCAAGTTTGGGGGTGCATCCAATGTTCCAACTGCATCCGTACCAAAGCAAGCTAGTGGAGCAAGCAAGACAAAAGCTGGCAGCGGGAAATAAATCGGTTTTGTTGGTCAGTCCCGCTGGTTCTGGTAAGTCGGTAATTATTGCCGAAATTGCGCACCTTGCCGTTGAACGTGGTGGGAATGTAATGTTTATGGTTCATCGGCAGGAGTTGGTGAATCAGATTGTTCAAACTTTTCAGGCTGATGACATTGATCTGCAAGACACCACAATCATGACAGTTGGCAAGATTGCTAATCGTTTGGCCAGACTGCCGCGCCCCTCACTCATCATCACAGACGAGAGCCATCACTCTTTGGCAAAAACTTATCGTAAAATTTATGACTACTATGCCGAAGTCCCGCGGCTGGGCTTCTCTGCCAGTCCGTGGCGCATGAATGGCCAGGGACTAGGCGATGTCTATGAAGCAATGGTCGAGGGACCGTCAGTCAAGTGGTTGATTGAACATCACTATCTGGCACCCTACGACTATTACGCGCCCACATTGATTGATGTCCAGAAATTACAGACATCGAGCACTGGTGACTACACCAATAAATCAATGGACGCTGCGGTGCCTAAAGCCATCTTCGGGGATGTCGTCAGTCACTATCAGCACCTGGCCAGCGGTCGCCAGGCGATCGTATATGCACACAATATCGAGGCGAGCAAGCAGGTTGTCGAAGCATTCCAATCAGTGGGCATCTCGGCTGTGCACGCAGACGCCAAAACGCCCAAAGCACAGCGCAATCGGATTATGCATGATTTCAAGGCGGGCGAGATCACGATCCTGTCAAACGTTGATCTGATCAGCGAAGGTTTCAATGTGCCAGACGTCGGCGTGATCATCATGCTACGACCGACCGCTTCGCTGGTGCTGGATATTCAGCAGTCCATGCGTGGCATGCGGTACAAGCAGGGCAAGCGATCCATCATTATTGATCACGTTGCCAACGCTTATCGTTTTGGACTGCCAGACACCGAACATATTTGGACACTGCATGATCGGCCCAAGAAAAAAGCAAAAGATAAACAAGGGCCGCCGATCAAAACGTGTGACGCGTGCTACGCGGTGATTCCTGCTCAATGTAAAGTCTGCCCGGTATGCGGGTATGAACTCGAAGTTGAGTCAACGGGGATGGGCGTGGACGATGCCGCCCAACTTAAAAAGTTAACGGTGGAGAACTTTAAGTTTGTCGTCAAGCATCCCAATCATATGCAGCCATCAGAGGCGACTAGTCTCAAAGACTTACAGCAGATTGCCCGTGCCCGAGGTTATAAACCAGGTTGGGCGTACTATCAAGCAAAAAATCGTGGTTTTATTACAGATAATAAACGGAGGAAACAAGCATGACATTCAATATGACAACCGATTATTCCAAAAACGAAGAGCAGAGTTTCGAACCATTACCAACGGATTCGTATGAGGCTTTGATCGAAAACGTTCAGGAACGTGCTACTAAGAACGGTGCTGAATCATTGCAGATTAAATTGCGAATCCGCAACGACTTAGATATGGCACTGCCGAACACCAATGGCAAGTACCATAACCGCGCAGTCTTAATGGATAACTGGAAGCGCAAGGCCACCAATCAGTACGACATGCAAGGTTTGCAGTATGTGTTGGAAGCGGCACAGATTCCTGAAGGAACGGCCATCAATTCAATGGACGACTTTGCCCGCGCCCTCGCATTGAAGCCGGTGCAGGTCTATATCAAGAAGACGACCAATACCTATGAAGGTAAGACCACTGAAATCAATCAGATCGCGCCATGGAACTTTTCGCAAACGAAATACCCACAAGTGAATCATAAGTGGAAGGAAGCGCCAGCCACCAGCTCAATGCAAAACAGCGGCCAACCAATCGACGTTTCTGGCGATGATCTGCCATTCTAGCGCGAGGTGGTGAGCATGTATGAACAAATTCCAGAGGAACTCCGGTCCTTAAAACAATGGACCGTTTTCCAGAAAATTTGGCAACCAGAAAAGAATAAATATACAAAGATTCCGTGGTCTGCGGTCACTGGTGAGCGTGCCAGCTCAACTAATCCTAATGACTGGACAACCTTTGACAAGGCGTTGACTTACTTGCAGCACTCTGATTTTGCCGGACTCGGTTTTGTCTTTGTCGATGGCTATGTCGGAATTGACGTTGATCACATCGGGCCAGACTTGGATCGACTTGAGGCTGGCGACACGCAAGATAATATGGCATATGAGTTTCTGGACGCTATGAAGTCATATGCGGAGACGTCACTCTCAGGTGAGGGCCTCCACATCATTGTTAAGGGAAAGCTGCCAGGTAGTCGGCGCCGCAAGAAGAATGTTGAGATGTATGAGTCAGGACGTTTCTTCGCCATGACGGGCAACAAAATTGGCCCATATATCGGTATCAACGAACCAGCTCCAGCAGCACTGAAGAAGCTCTATGAAAAATACATTGAGCCGCAATCAGTGCTGAAGATGCCGACGCGGAGAACTGATCCGTTTGCCGTCAATAGCCTGTCGGAAGATGAGATCATCGCAAAGATGCTCAATAGCAAGACCGGTGATCGGATTCGTTTGCTATTGTTTGGTGGTTGGGAAAAGTTTTACACCTCGCAATCGGAGGCCGATTTAGCACTTGCAAACGACCTAGCATTTTGGACCGGCCGTGACTTTGTCAAAATGGACAGCATTTTCCGCAAGTCATCGTTAATGAGACCAAAGTGGAACGAGAAGCACGGCAAGACCACATACGGTGTTGCCACGCTCAACAAGGCGATCAATGAAACGTTCAACGTTTATCATCCTGAGCGGGAAAAGATGAAGTACGACCTGTCAGGTTTGATGGGCGGGTCCAAGAAACCAGAGAAGAAACTACCAGCGCGGTCTTGGGACGATACCGGCAATGCCCAGCGGTTTGTTGATCGGTTTGGCAATGTTGCCCGCTATTCATACGTTGACAAAGCTTGGTACGTCTTCAATGGCAGTTATTGGGAACTTGATAAACAGGGGCGAATTGGTGCGATGGTCGATGCCGTCGTCGATGACATGAAGCACGAGAAGATTGCCATTGCTGACGGTATGGATCCGGAAGAAGCTAAGAAGAATTGGGCTAAGTTTCTAAAGCGATCACGGTCTAATTCCGCTAAGAAGGCCATGACTGAGCAATTGCGTCACCGTTTGGCCGTGATGCCTGAAGAGTTTGATCGCGACAAGATTCTGCTCAATACGATCAACGGTTATGTGGATCTGTCTGATGGTGAGTTGCATGACCACGATGTTAAGAAGATGTTCTCAAAAGAAACCGGTGTTGAATATACCGACACCGTGGATGCACCTGAGTGGAGCCAATTTCTTGATCAGATTTTTGACCACGATGAAGAACTGATCGACTACCTGCAAAAGTCCATCGGTTATTCCTTGACGGGATCCACTGAAGAACAAGTCATGTTCATTCTTTATGGTAATGGGCGCAATGGGAAGTCAGTCTTCATGGACACGTTGAAACATGTGGCCGGATCCTACGCCAAGTCGATGTCAGCAAAGTCAATCATGATCAAGCAATCGGATTCCGCAGCCAACTCCGATATTGCCCGCTTGAAGGGTGCTCGGCTGGTCACGGCCAGCGAGCCAAACGAAGGCGTGCGACTGGACGAGGGCTTAGTTAAAGAGCTGACGGGTGGCGATATGGTTACGGCACGCTTCCTATACGGCTCAGAGTTTGAGTTCAAGCCTGAATTCAAGCTTTGGCTGGCGACCAACCACAAGCCGATTATTCGCGGTACTGACGATGGTATCTGGCGGCGTCTGATGCTGATCCCATTCAATGTCCAGATCCCTGAAAACAAGGTCGATAAACGCCTCGCATACAAGTTGGAACGCGAGTCAGTTGGCATCCTCAACTGGGCTGTGGATGGTGCTCTGAAGTGGCAGCGAGAGGGCTTGAAGGCACCGTCCAGTGTATTGGCGGCTAGTAAGTCATACCGCGCTGAGATGGACACCTTGGAGTTGTTTGTCCGCGACTGTTGCGATCTTGGCCCTGACTATCAGGCGCCAGCCGGTGAGCTGTTTAAGGCTTATCAGAGTTGGGCTGACAGTAATGGTGAATACAAGATGCGGAAGCAGAAGTTTAGCGCTGAAATGAAAAATAAGTTTGTTTACAAGAAAAACAATTCAAGATATTACCTTGGATTGCGAATCAAGATGGATCCGCGATTGAACTGGATGAACACGGGCAGATAAACCTAAACGGGCAGATCAACGGGCAGATGGAGAAATGTCTAAATCCGTTGAGGCTCTAGTAACTACACTATCTTTATTTTCTACGGGCAGATGAAATCTAAAAAGTATATATAAAAAGTAAGAAAAATATATGAGTAAAGAAAATTTTGTTTTGAAACATCTGCCCGTTATGCCCGTTCGACTTTGAAAGCCATGCCCGAGTAAGGATAGATGTTTTGGGTTATCTGCCCGTTTAATCCGCCCGTTTGGAGGTTGCATGAAATCAGAACACGAAATTCAATCAGAAATCATGCTGGCATTGTCTCGTGCCGGTTGCACGATCATTCGCACGAATGTCGGCAAGGTTCGAACCGAAACCGGCAGGATCTTCATAGCAGGGCCGCCAAAGGGCTGGCCTGATTTGACAGGATTTCGGCACAGTGATGGGCAGCTAATCTTGGTGGAAGTCAAGAATGAAAATGGTAGATTACGGCCTGATCAGAAACGTTTTGCAGAGTTTATTCAACGTTTCCCTGTGATATACGGTGTATGCCGGTCAGCTGAGGAAGCCATAAAACTAATTGAGGAGTGACTTGAAATGATGAAAACACACAATACTTTAGACGACTTAAATAATCACTTATTCAGTGAGATGGAACGATTAAATGATGACACTCTAGAGGGTGAGCCACTAGAGCAAGAACTTCGACGGGCTGACGGAATTTCCAAAATTGCAACGCAGATTATCGGAAATGCCCGAACCATTCTAAGTGCTCAGGTTGCTTATCAGAATAATGAGTCGGCTAATCCAACAATGCCACGAGTGTTACAAATGAATGAGGTGACTGAAAATGCAAAAGCACTTGACGGTGTACGACGCTGAATATTGGCGCCGAAACGCTTTGTTCACTCTGGAAGAAGAACACAGAGCTAAGCAAATCATTCCCGGACGAACATGGACTGAGGCAACAAAACAAATCAATTTTGAGTTCGAAATGAATCTGACTTCACGACAGGTTCGAAACTGGGGACATCGACACCATGTTTATGCTGCTGAAATCATCGATAATACTGTGGCAGATTTAAAGATTGATGTTATTAAAGAACGTCGCTGTGAACTCTTCAGGGTTAGTCAAACTCTCAATCAACTGAATTCTGGTATCAAAACACGACGGGTGAGGGGTTGGCGCTATGTCTAGGCTCTTAGATGACAAGCAGCTTGAGACTTATAAAAACTTCGTGCCTGGTCACACGGCGGCAGAAATCGCAAATATGGTTCACGAGAACTGGGGCATCCAGTTAACAGTGCAGAAAGTTCATGCCTTAAACATCAGAAACAACATTAAATCAGGTTTATATCAAAAATATTTTGGCAAGGCAGATCCAAGAAGGTCATCTTCACATCACGACCTCCATAAAAGAATGGCGATTGGCACTGTTAAAAAGAACGAAACTCGTTCAAAGGATCGGCCAAATCGTGCGCCAATTGTGGTGGTGAAACAGTCCGAGAGAAAATGGAAGCCAAATCATAGACGGGTTTGGGAAGAGGCGTATGGCCCAATTCCCCAAGGTTACAAAACTGTTTTTTTGGATGGCAACTCGTTGAATTTCAGCATTACCAATCTTGCACTCGTCACAGACGCAGAGTTTTTGATCATGAATGAGAAGCATCTAATTTCGTCCGATAAGCAAGTTACTCGTAGTGGTATAGAACTGGCTAGACTTCTGTCGAAGACGCATCAAATTAAACGAAGGAAGCGGAAAAATGAACGCAGCTAGAAGGTATCCGACGCCAAACGATCCATATGTCAATGATAAAGGACCGTGGGGTGTGAAGGTCGGTGAGATGTTTGTTAAGTGGGCAATATGGGGATCACTGTTTCCCAAACTAGAAATGAAGAAGGTCGTGTTGGTTTCAAAGCCAAAGCCTCTGAATAACCATGATCAAGCAATTTATATTGCTCGAGCCATCGGCGGAAAAGTCATTAGACTGACGAATTATCTGGAGGTGGATTCATGAACCAAGCAACCTACCGTCATCTGCAACAAGTATTGAGAGATTATCCACATATTACTCAGTATGTGCGAGACCGTCGAGAAGCACTAATGTATGCCTGGCACGAGCAAGATGAAAATATAGGGGGTGGAAAAACTAATGGGATCAACAGTTCTGACGTGCTACCGATTCATTTAGCAAGTGACAAACGTTTATGGGTTTTGGAACAGCAAAAGGCAGCCGTTGAGCGAACCATTAAAAAGTCTCCAACGTTAGCTACCGGGATTGTTTCAGAGTTGTATTTTAAAGATCGCCCAAGTCTTACAGTAAATGGGATTGCATTGAAGTTTCATGTCAGTGTTCGATCAGTTCAAAGGCTTCGAAGAAATTTCATGGAGACTTTAGCTGACGAGCTTGGATGGTGAAGTTGTCGCATTCCTGTCGCGTATACCCTCTGTAATATTGTTATCATGGTAGTATCGAAAGGATAGGACATCGCAACAACGCAGCTGATTGATCTTATACCTTCTATATTTTGAGTCGGTCATGATGGCCGGCTCTTTTAATATGTTCACTGCAAACCATGTGGAGGTATTTGCGTGTTTAAGAATGGCAACCAAGCGTTCTACTTGTCGGCAAAATGGAAGCGTAAGCGAGCGAGGATCATGCGGTTGTATCATTATGAGGATGCCGAGCTTGCGAGATACGGCAAACACGTCGAAGCAACAATGGTTCATCACATCTACCCGCTTGAAGATTATCCTGAGTTAGCGATGCAAACATGGAACCTGATTCCTTTGACAACGGCAACACACAATCGAATGCACGACAGGACAACCAATGAGGTAACGGTACTTGGCCAGCAATGGCAAGATCGAAGACGCTTGAAGTTCGAAGAATGGAAAAGTGAAAACGAACGGAACAGTGATTGTGGTTCACGGTTACAAAAATAGTAAATACCGTTGGTGATGGCATCCCCCCTCAACCCATTGTGACTCTGGTGGTCTCGGGATATCGAGGATAGGGGCCTTTTCCAACTGCGCGGCAATTCTGAGAAAAAGGGGGTGTGGCGGTATGGTACTTGTCAGTAAGAAGCATGTCATTGATCAAATGAAGGCCCTTGGGACTTACAAAGCTGAGTATGATGACGTGATCAGCATCTACGTTGACATGCTCAAGCAGTACGCTCTGTTCATGAAGCAGTTCAAAGACAGCGGGTATCAAGTCAGCGAGGAGTATACCAACAAAGCTGGTGCTACCAATCAGCGAAAAGTGCCCGTCTTGACCGCATTGGAGACATTGCGCAAGGAAATCATCACATATAGTGATCGCCTGCAACTCAACCCTAAAGCGGCAATGATAGATGCCGTCAATGACAAGCCTGCCGCCAACGCCCTTGATCAATTTCTCAAAGCCGCCGGTCGTGCATGACTGAGCGTAAACAACCTAAGGTGCTGCGGATTCCTGCGATCAAGTCGGCCAACTTCGATGTGGCTGTCGAGTATGCACAGAATCTTGTCAAACACAAGATCGTTGCCAACCTAGAACGTGTGCAAGCCGCGCAGCGATTCTTGAACGATCTCGATAATCAGCAATGGGACTTCGAAGCTAATCAATTTGACTTTGTCATTGACCTCATTGAGTCAACGGTTGTGCATCAGCAAGGCGAAGATCTTGATGGCAACAGTCTGCGTGGGACACCCTTTCTGCTGACCGAATGGCAAAAGTTTGTCATCGTCAACATCCTAGGTTTCTTCGACAAAGGCACCAAGATCCGTCGATTCAAAGAGGTGCTGATCATGATTCCACGTAAGAATGGAAAGACCAGCTTTTCTGCAGCATTAGGCTGGGCTTTATCAATCTTGGAGGCACCATCGGGATCCAAGCTATATATCTTGGCGAACTCACTCAAACAAACATTGGAAGCTTTTAGCTTCTTGCAATTTAACATCGACCGTTTGCATGATGACAGTTTTCGAGTTCGCGATAACAATGCCGAACACTCAATCAGCAAAGACTTTGGTCAAGCTGGAAGCATCGCCATCCAAGCATTGGCGAATGATGTTAAACGTCTCGACAGTCTTAATGCCAACCTGTTGATTCTTGACGAGTTACACACGTGGGAGTCAGCTAAGCAATACACCTTGATGAAGAATGCTATGAAGGCATATCGTAATAAGCTGTTAATCGGTATTTCCACCGCTGGCGACAAGCCAAACGGTTTCCTGGCCAACCGCTTGCTGTATGCCAAAAAGGTATTGTCTGGGACGGTCAAGGATGACGAATATTTCTTCTTTGTCAGCAAAGCCAACCAAGACAAGGATGGTGAAGTTCAGGACTATGACAGCGACAAAGCGTTGATGGAAGCTAATCCTTCGATCGGTATTTCTGTGAGTCTTGATGATCTTAAGCGTGATGCCGACCTAGCCCGAAATGATCCACAAACACGTTTAGAGTTCTTCAACAAGACTTTAAATGTTTTCACGGCGTCATCCAAAGCTTACTTTGATATTGAAGAGTTCAAAGCGTCTGACCGGCTTTATGATTGGTCGATTGAGGACCTGATCAAATTAAAGATCAAATGGTACGGCGGTGCCGATCTATCTAAAATGCATGATCTGACGGCATCAGCTCTATATGGCAATTATAAAGGTGTTGATATCGCGATTACACACGCGTTCTTCCCGTTGGTAAATGCCCACAAGAAGGCAGACGAGGACGGAATTCCGTTGTTTGGTTGGAAAGATGATGGTTGGTTGACAATGAGCAACACTGCGACTACTTCATTCGATGATATTGTCAACTGGTTCATCATGATGAGAAAACTTGGGTTTGACATAAAGAAGGTTGGTTTTGATCCTAAGTTCGGTCGCGAATTCTTCGAAAAGATGAAGATGGCACATTTTAGAATGGAGGACCAACCGCAAAACTACTGGATTAAATCAGAAGGATTCCGCCGCATCGAGATGCAGATGAAGAATAAAAAATTTTATTATCTGCATTCCGATGCGTATGAGTATGCAGTCAGCAACGTCAAAGCAATCGAAAAAATTGATGATCAGATCCAGTACGAAAAGATTGAAGGCGAAGATGGCAAACACCGCATTGACTTGTTTGACGCCTCTGTCTTTTCCGCAGTGCAGATGTCGCATGATATTACAAAACAGCAAAGAACACACGAATGGCTCAATCGCAAAGATTGAGTTTTTTTATGCCACATAGGGGGTGATTTAATGTTTGGCATTAACTTCAATCGAAAGAAAACCAAGACCAAATCACAGCGCCGTTCGCAGACGATTACGTACACGAGTCCATACAACTTTGCACAATTTGTCACTGATGGTAGTTATGCCAGTCTGGCTGATAATCCTGATGTTCGCATTGCCGTCAGTCTAATTGCTGAACTGGTTAGTAACATGTCCTTGCATCTTATGGAAAACAACCCTGATGGGGATAAGCGTGTCAATAATCAACTTGCTCATTTAATTGACGTCAATCCAGCTAAGGGGATGACTCGCAAAACATGGATGGCAAAGCTGGTCAATGACCTGTACTTGTTCGGCGATGGTAACAGCTTGTTTCAAATCGTAGCCCAGCCGGGCAGTGACTACTTGTCCGAGATGCGGCCGTTGGATATGTCACAGGTGTCCTACAAGTACGACACTGCCGACAGTCAGATGACAGTGTTGTATGGCGGAAAAGAGTTATCAATGGATGGACTGGTGCATTTTTTGATTAATCCAGATCCACAGTATCCTTTGATTGGAACCGGTTATCAGCGAATTCTATCCAGCCTTTTGCGAAACTTGTCGCAAGCTCAGCAAGTTAAATCAGAATTTATGACGGGTAAGAATATGCCATCTGTCATCGTTAAGGTTGATGCTGATAGTGAAGAACTAGCTAGTAAAGCTGGACGAGACAAAGTTGCTGACAAGTATTTAAACAGCACACAGGGACCAGAGCCTTGGATCATTCCTGCTGATACTTTGGATGTGACAACCGTTAAACCGTTAACGTTGCGAGACATAGCTTTGAATGAATCTGTGGAAATCGACAAAAAAACAGTGGCAGCAATGTTTGGCTTGCCACCGTTCATGCTTGGATTAGGCCAGTATTCGAAGGAACAATACAACACATTTATCAATACCCGTATCGCGGGACTAGGCCAGATGATCGCACAAACCCTCACAAAGGACATTTTGCTCAACCCTGCATGGTACTTTGCCTTTAATCCGCGTAGCTTATACAACTACGATGCCAAAGAATTAGCGGAACTGGGGCAAGCCATGGTTGATCGCGCCGCGATGGGCAGAAATGAATGGCGATCAATGCTTGGTCTTGATCCTCGTGATGACATGAAGAACATGTTGATGTTGGAGAACTACTTACCAGTTGATAAGCTTGGTGACCAAAAGAAGCTCAATGATACCGGCAGTGATGCTGGAACAGATTCCATTAAAGGTGGTGATGACGAATGACAAAAACGGCGACTAACGCTGAACAACGCACAATGATCACCTCAAATGCGAATTTCCGTGCCGCGACTGATGAAGCTGATGGCAAAAAATACCTGCAAGGTTATTTCATTCGGTTCAACGAAGAGACCAACTTGTATGGCAACATTTTTGAGACCATCAGCCCTAATGCTGTTGATGACGATATCGCGGATAAGGATGTACTCGCCTTGTTCGACCACGATTCAGCTAAAGTGCTTGGCCGAACCAAGGCAGGCACCTTAACGGTTAAAAAAGACAAAGAAGGCGTCTTTGGCCGGGTTCTCATTAATGAAAATGATCCAGAGGCTTTGTCCATTTATGCCAAGGTTCAACGCGGTGATGTTCGCAGCGCAAGCTTTGGCTTTTTCATGGACCCGGATACGCAAAAAGTCGAATCGCGTGATGACGGGACGTTGCACACGGTGGTCACACAAGCAGACGTATATGAGATCAGCGTGGTGACGTTCCCAGCTTATCCCACAACCGAGATTACTGCTCGCAAACGATCCTTAGCTATCTTGGCCAAGGATCGTTTTGATACCCGAAAACAACAACTCATTGAACGCATCAAAGGAGGAAAACACTAATGGCAAACCCAATCATTATCAATGCGCGCCTGAACTTGACGCGCGCTGCGTTGGACAAAAAATCAAAGGCACTCAAAGCCTTACGTGACAAGCAAGCTGATCTGTTGCGCGCGGCAGAAGATGCCGAGAACGAAGACGACCTCGATGCTGTGGATCAAAACAACACCGAACTTGAAAAGCAGATCACTGATCTGCAAAGCAAGGTCGATGCACTGACAAAGCAGGTTGAAGATCTGCAAGCTGAACTTGACAAGGCCAATGAACCAGCCGGTGCCGATGGCACCGACAATAAGAAGGGAGCACGAAGCAAAATGGGAGTTATTACGATTACACCGGGTGCAACTGACGAAGCACAGGCAAAACAAACCCGCAGCATGATTGACTTTGTCAACACGAAAGGCGAAAAGCGGGCAGGCATTACCAGCACTGATATCGGTGCCATCATCCCTAAACAGCTCGTTTACAAAGCACAGGACGAAGTTAAGACCGCCTATGATTTGTCGCAGTTTGCTGATGTTATTAAAGTGAACGAAGGTGGTGGTAGTTATGTGGTCGCCAAGAAAGTTGATGATGCCCTTGTTGCACAGGAAGAATTGGCCGCTAACCCTGATCTTGGTAAGCCTGACCTAATTAACGTTGACTGGGCTTTAAAGACTTATCGTGGTCAAATGTCTGGGTCTAACGAATCGCTAGATGACGCACAAGATCTCAACCAGCTGATTCAACGTATCCTAGAGCAGAAGGTGTTGAACACCAACAACAAACAGCTTGCAGCAATTTATGCTACTGCTCCTGCAGCAGTAGCGTCTACAACTGATGAGGTTAAAAAGATCATCAATGTTGATCTAGATCCAGCGTATCTTATTAATGGTGCAATTGTGGCATCTCAATCCGCTTTCCAGATTCTGGATACGCTTAAGGATGGTGAAGGTCGCTACTTGATGCAACCTGATGTCACTTCACCAACCAAACGCAGTTTCTTAGGCTTGCCGGTTGCTGTGATTGGTGATGCTTTATTTGGTAAGGCTGGCGAAGCCCACGCCTTTATTGGTGATAGCAAGCGATTCGCAAAGATGTTCACAAAAGGCGATGTGTATCTTTCCTACGAGCAGTTTGCAAACTTTGGAAAAGGCTTTGTTGCTGCCATTCGTGCTGATTATAAAGCAGCTGACACCAATGCTGGCCGCTTCGTGACTTTGACGGCACCGACTGCCCAGGCGGGAAAATAGTCGGCGCAGGCGATGGCGCAGCTAACATCGTCGATGCACCAACCGCTGCCAACACGATCGCCGAGATCATCGCGTGGTTAGATAATGTGGGCATCGACCATACTGGAAAGAGGCTTAAAGCTGATCTGTTGTCATTGATTAATGGAGGTGATCCACATGAGTGATGATGAACTGCTGTTGATTCTCAAAACTAACTTGGGGATTTCATCCACAACACGCGACACTTACTTGAAGCCGCTGCTGAAGTCCACTCGTGATGAACTGGTCAACCAAAAAGGCATCCCAGTTGATGATGTAACCAGTGAGATGTTCTTAGTTGATCTCACCGCGTTCAGGTATCGAAATCGCGGTGAAGGCGTGATGCCACGCAACTTGGCTTATCGCCTGCACAACTTGATGATCCATCGTCAGGGAGAACAGTCACGAGCAGCGTCAACAGACGGAGGTGGTGACTGATGGCGTTCAAAGTATACAGTACCGATGACAATGCCAAAATCGCGGCATGGTCAGACGACTTGATCCTGATCGGTGCTGGCACTGGTGAGACTGATGACTACGGCAACGATGTCGGCACAGAGACCCGCACAACGGTGCAGGCCATCCGGCGCAACATTACCAGCTATGAGTTTTATCGTGCAGCACAGTCAGGAATTAAGCCGCAGATCGCCTTCACAATTCACCCGTATGAGTATAGCGGCCAACAATTGGCTGAGTATGACGGGTGCAAGTTGTCATTGATCCGGCAGTATTTACGTGACGATGACAACCTTGAACTGTATTACTCAGAGAAAGTGGGCGATCAGTCATGACAGTTCGTGGAGAGATCGATCTCAAAGAGATCTTGAACGGGTACAGCGAAGAGATCAAAAAAGGCATCAAGAAAAGTCAGCAAGACGTGGCCGATGATACCGTCAATGAACTCAAAGCATCTTCCCCCAAGCGAGCTGTGGGTGGTGGTGCTTATGCAGGTGACTGGACATCTACCTATCAACGTGGTGTCATGATCGTGCACAATGCCAAACATTATCAGCTCACGCACTTGCTGGAGTTTGGTCATGTCACTCGTGACGGAGGTAGGACACGTGCTTATCCGCACATCAAACCAGCATCCGATGACGCGGCCAAAGAGTTTGAGGACAAGATCAAGGATGTGATCAACCATGCTTGATGGGCTGATTGATTTACTCAAAACAACCAAGTTGCCAGTTGTATACGGCGCTTGGGGTGTTGGCCATGCACCGCCACTGCCATACCTTGTTGTCATGGAGCAATACCGTGATGACCTGTATGCCGATGACCAGCATTTTTATTGTGTTCATAACTATGACGTTGAGCTTTATTTTGACCGTAAGGATCCCCGCATTGAGCAATCAATCGAGGATCTTTTTGCTACGCATGACATCGTCTTTGAAGTCGCGGCCGATCAATACCTAAGTAACGAGCGGATGTATCAACGCATCTACTCGATCGAACTTAGTAAAGCTCAACCTTTAAAGGAGGAAAACATCAATGCCTAAAGAATCCAAAGTCCAATTCGGGCTGAAGAATGCGCACTATGCCATTTTCAATGATGATGGCACAACTGTTACTTATACCAAACCAGTTGCCCTTTTGGGATCAGTTGAATTATCACTCGATCCAGAAGGCAGCACCGAACCTTTTTATGCTGATGACATCAACTTTTACAATGCAGTCAGCAACCAAGGCTACAAAGGAAAGTTGAAAATCGCTCGTGTATCTGACCAATTCCGCCAAGACGTTCTGCAAGATATCCTTGATGACAAGGGCGTTCTGGTTGAAAACTCACAGGCACAACCAAAGCAAATTGCTTTGATGTTTGAGTTTGCTGGCGATCTAAAAGCCACTCGTCAGGTCTTGTACAACGTTACCGTTAGCCGACCGTCCGAGTCTGGCAACACGAAGGAAGATAAGATCAAGCCGGACACAGCTGAACTGGAGTTCAGTGCAGCGGATCATCCATATCTGCACACACCTAAGGCCAAGACCACGCAAGCCAGTGATTCCACGGTCTACGACAAGTGGTATGACGAGGTCTACATTACGTCAGGCAAATCAGCCACTACACCGGCACCGGGTGGCGAAGGTGACGGTAAGTAATTGCACTGTGATTCCCCCGGATCGCACACAGAGATGAGTAACCGCGGCTATTCACTGCGGCGAGCTGAGACGATATTGTTATGTACATCTGTACACCGTTTAGAAAAAGAAAACAGCCGAAAATGGAGGCAAATAACATGGAAAAGCAAATCACAATTGACAACAAAGTCATCACGCTCAAAGGCAGTGGCGCCATTCCAATTTTGTACAAAAGTCAATTTGGAACTGATTTCTTTGGCGACGTGATCCAGTTCAGTGCACTTGCAGGACCACTTGATCAAGCCGTTGATGAAGATGGCAATCTTGACGTTACGCAGCTCAATCCTGAGCAATTGGACGGCTTGGATCTGTCTGTTTTGTATCGATTGATCTGGATCTTTGCCAAGCATGCAGACAGTTCGATCGCGCCAATGGAAGAATGGTTTGGTCAGTTTGACAGTTTCCCACTTGGCGATGTCATGCCAGCTGTGACGGAGATATTAACCGCACTGTTCAAGACGTCAAAAAAATAGACAGCTCGCTACGTTCCGATGAACCTGTGGACGTATCGGGCTATTTATATATGGCAAAGTCGATCGGCTTCAATCTTGATGAGATGTCCATGATGACGATCGGTGACATGCTGGATCAAATTGAAGAATATGTCGAGGCACATGATCAAGAAAAAGATCATAACAACGCCGAACGACCAGCAACACAAGCAGACTTTGATGGCTTCTAAGCCTGTTTTTTTAATTTTGCGAAGAAAGGAGGACAAAACATGGCTGGCAATATTAAAGGCATCACAATCGAGATCGATGGCGATACTACTAAGCTTGATAAAGCGTTGAGCAATGTCACATCACGCACCAAGAGTGTTAACAGTGAATTGCGACAGGTATCGGGCTTATTGAAGTTTAATCCCAGCTCAACGGAACTTGTGGCGCAGAAGCAACAGCTGCTAAGTCAACAAATTCAAAATACGAGTGAAAAACTGCAAACCTTAAAAGGTGCCCAGGCGCAAGTTGATGCTCAGTTCAAGGCTGGCACGCTCGGTGAAGACAAATATCGCGCCTTTCAACGCGAATTGATCGCGACGGAAGGTAGTTTGAAGTCTTACAAAGGCCAGTTGGCCGCCAGTAAGGCTGAACAAGCTGCACTCGGCACAGCCACAACGCGACTGAACGGTTATTTTGCCGCCAGTGGGCGATCAGTTGCTGACTTTGCCGATATTTTAGGGCCGCGACTAACCAGGTCGATTCAATCAGGTACGGCATCGGCGTCTGAAATCAGTTCAGCGATCAACAAAATTGGCCGAACAGTCACTAACAATGATGATGACTTCCAAAAATTCAACAATATCCTAAAAAAGCTGGATGACGGCGGCTCGATTGACCGGGTGCGGGCTGATCTGACACGGCTGGACAAGAAAACCGAAGACAGTGGTCGCAGCATGGGCACGTTCAAGGATAAGTTGAGCTTTGGTGCTGTCGCAGGTGCCGCATCCAATGCCATGCAAACGCTGACTGGCGGCATGGGTGACTTGATCAGCCAAGGCGTGCAAGCCTCTGACGCGATGGACAAGTTCAAGTCAACCATGAAGTTCGCTGGTCTCGGTGATAAAGAGATCGAGGCTGCGGGCAAGGCGGTTCAAAAGTACGCTGACGATACTGTGTACGATCTTGGCGATGTCAGTAATGCTACCGCTCAGTTGGCCGCCAATGGCGTGCCGCACTATACCGAATTGACACAGGCTGCAGGTAACTTGAACGCGGTTGCTGGTGGCAATGCCGACACGTACAAGTCCGTGACGATGGTCATGACCCAAACTGCCGGTGCAGGTAAGCTCACCACTGAGAACTTCAATCAGTTGGCTGATGCAATCCCAGGTGCCTCTGGCAAATTGCAAGAAGCATTGAAGAAGAACGGTGCTTACACTGGAAATTTCCGCGATGCCATGGAAAAAGGTCAGATCACAGCCGATGAGTTTAACAAGGCGATCATGGATCTTGGGATGACGGATGCGGCCAAGAAGGCGGCCACCTCAACCTCAACATTTGAAGGTGCCATTGGTAACCTGCAAGCCAACGTGGTCGGCGGCATCAATGACATCATCAAGTCGATCGGCAAAGCCAACCTCACCAAGTTGATCTCCACGATCAGTAACGGTCTGGTCGGTGCCTTGAAGACCGTTGTCAATGCTCTAAAGTTCGTGGCGCAGAACGCTGATGCGTTCAAGTCGTTAGCCATCGCGGTTGGTATCTTTGTAGCCGCGATCAAGGTCGGCATGATCATCAACACCTTTGTCACCGCAATCAAAGAAGGCAAGACCGCCATGATGGCTTTGAACGCGGTCATGGGTGTCAATCCTTTTGTCTTGTTGATAGCTGGCATTGCTGCCGTGGTCGCCGGTCTGGTTTATTTCTTCACGCAAACCAAAACAGGGCGGCAGCTCTGGCAAAGCTTTGTCGATTGGCTCAAACAGTTGTGGCAAGGTATCGCCCAGTTCTTTAGCCAGTTATGGACGTCGATCAAGCAGATCTTCACCACTACAGTCAATGCCATCGGTCAAGGCATCAACACCGCCTTCACAGCCATCAAGAACGTTATTGACACGGTGATGCAAGCCATCGGAACCGGTATTGGAATCGCATGGGATGCGATCAAAGCCGTGTTCACCGTTGCAATCACCGCCATTGCTTTGGTTGTTGGCACAACCTTCAACATCATCAAAGGTGCTATCCAGCTAGCGATGGACGGCATCAAGTTAGTCATCACTACGGCATGGAACATCATCAAGGCTGTTGTGACACCGATCATTGAAGGCTTCAAGTTGGTCATTACGACTGCATGGAACTTGATCAAGACGGTCACAACCACGGTGTTCAATGCAATCAAAGACTACTTGTTGATGCTTTGGAACGCCATTGTCGTCAGTGTGACACCAATCATCAACGTGATCAAAACGGTGATCACCACGGTTTGGAATGCCATCAGTGGTGTGACAACCACGGTGTTCAATGCAATCAAAGACTATCTTTTGATGATCTGGAATGCGATTGTCAGCAGTGTGACGATGCTCATCAATGCGATACGAACGGTGATCACCACCGTTTGGAACGCGATCAGTTCGGTCACGTCAAGCATCTGGAACACGATTAAGTCAGTCATCACGGCCGTCTGGTCTGCGATCAGCTCGGCAGTGTCCAATGCGATCAATGCTGTGCGCTCAGTGGTCACATCCGTTTGGAATGCGATCAGCAGCGTGACATCCAGCGTGTGGAACGCGATCAGATCCGTCATCAGCAATGTCTGGTCTGGCATCCAATCAGGCGTCAGCAACGCGATCAATGCGGTGCAATCCGTTATCAGCAACATCTGGAACTCGATCAGCAACACCACGTCAAATGTGTGGAATGGCATCAAGTCAGCGATTGAAGGACCGATCAATACGGCAAAGAACATTGTCGGCGGTGCGATCGATGCGATCAAAGGCTTTTTCAGTTTTAGAATCAGTTGGCCACACATCCCGATGCCACACTTTGCAATCCGTCCGAGTGGCTGGTCGATCGGTGACTTGCTCAAAGGCTCGATCCCAAGGCTTGGGATTAACTGGTACGCCAAAGGTGGCATCATGACTAAGCCGACCATGTTCTCTTCAAATGGCAGCAGCGTCAACGTTGGTGGCGAAGCCGGCCCAGAAGCGATCCTGCCACTCAACGACAAGAATCTGTCAATGATAGGCAAGGCTATTGCTGAAAATATGGAAGGCAGTGGTGTCACAGTGCACATCGATGCGATATATGGTGCCATCACCGATCTGATCGCCCGGCAATGGGCCGGCAAATTAGCAGTGGCGATGCAACGCGCCGCACAGAAAGGAGATGCTTGATTTTGAAACCCGGACAATTTTTCTTCGCTGGCCGAGACAGCCTCGACCTAGGGCTGATGATTCAGCACCGTCCATTACGGCAAGCAGCATCAAGAAACTTTTCAACTGTCAGTGCTTCAAATCGCTCCGGTTTGACCTATCGGTATCGCGACACGTTCGCCAACACAAAACTCAGTCTTGACTTGGTCTTTCTACAACCGCCAAGCAAAAGCCAAGTTGATGATGTGGCCGATCTTTTTGACGTCAAAGGATATGTGGACTTTACCCCCTACTGGGATGAACATTTCACGTATAAAGTCGCGGTTGAGTTGGCACCTGAGTTCACTAACACGCGTGAGATGGTGCGCGCCGTCACGTCAAAGTTGGATCTATCGGTTTATCCGTATAAATACATTGACTTTGGCCTTGTTTCGTCCAGTTTTGGTAAAAGTGCGACTTTGACCAACCCTTTCAGGTATCCGGCACTGCCGGTGATCACACTACAAGGTAGTGGTGACATGACGTTGACAATCAATAGTCAGGTTTTTTCTTTTGTCGGGGTCAAACCAGGGGGCATCTTGATTGATAGTGATGAGATTAGCACAAATCAACCAGCGGCCATGGTCGGTCTGGACTACCCGGTGCTGCAACCGGGTATTAACACAATCAGCACAACAGGCACGGGCATGGCAATCAAGCCTAATTATGTAAGGAAGGTGACATGATGACAAAGCAAGCTGGCAACATCGCGGTCTATCCCGCAACGGCGCATGATTTTTACAATCAAGGGCTGGGTGTGCTGCGCGATGTCATCAGCAGCGTCACAACTGAAAAGGCACAAGACAACGGCGATGTGACTTACGAGCTTGAACTGACTTACCCGATTGATGGGTATCTGGCGGCAGAACTTCGTAAGCCATCCTTGCTGAAAGTCGCAACTGGTGACACCCAAGACGGTTATCAGATCTTTGAACTCTATGACTATCTTGATGATGACGCTGGGACGATCACAGCCTATGGTCGAATCATGCCACATCGTATCTACAGCATGACGTTTGATAACGGTGGTCACTTTGAGGTGACCGACACCGTGGATCACTTGGTGAAGTCTGGTGCAAAGCTTGTCACTGACTTTCCTGGCTATATCAACGTGCAATCTGACATTGACGCCCGCGCAACGATCAAAGGCGACTTCGCCACCTTTGGAGCCTACTTGACGGCGATCATCAATGCTGTTGATGGTCAGGTCATGTACACACCGACAACGTGGCAGTTAACGGTTCGTGGGCGTGAACGTGTTCCTGTTTTACGTGACGACAAAAATACTGCTGGCGTTCAAATTAAGGCTTCATTTGATGAGATCGTCAATCGGATTGTGCCTTTGATTCGCGTTCGGAATGCTGACGGTTCTTATTCTGATGAAGCTTCAACGCTTGGCAAGCCAATTGTTGCACCAAGCCCTTTCCAGTACGTGAACTATTGGCGTGGTCAGGTGATGAAGTTTGACTCACCCGATCAAGCCGCTGGTTATTTTTCCAAGACGGGCATCAATCTTCCAAAGCTGACGGCTGATGTCAAAACGGTCATGGTTGGCGATGAGTTCAGTGACGTGCATTTGTTTGACCAGATTCGGGTGTACAATCACAGACTCAACTTGCTGAAGACACTGCAAGTGATCGAACGCAAGTATGATAATCTGACAAACGAAGTGGTCAGTTATTCCTTAGGTGAGATTGAGACTACAATCTTGGGCAGTCAATCCTCAACCATTGCAAGCGTCAGTGAACAGGTTGAAAAGGCTCTCGCCAAGGCCGGCGTTGCCATGGCGACCGCTGACGGGAAAAACCAAACGTATTATATGCAACCCGGTCAGACGCTACCAGAACAAGCCAAAGAAGGCGATCTTGGTTATGAAACCATTGATGGGTTGACGTATGTGAAGATCTATCACAATGGTAAATGGGAAGATCTCGTCAATGAAAATACCGGCAAGCAGATCCAGGAACAGGTTGCAGATGCTTTGGTGGATGTTGCCGCTGCCGAACAAGCTGCCAATGATGCTGTGGCCAAAGCAAGCAGCAGCACACAGTTGGCTTCAATGAGCAATCAGACTGCACAGGTGGCTAAAAGTGCGGCCGACTCAGCCAATGCTCTTGCAACACAAGCAGTATCAGCAGCATCAGATGCGAAGACCGCCTTGGCGACCGCAAATTCTGCCCTGGAGACTGCGACAGATCAGAAGACGACGGTGGCTACATTGGTCACTAAAACCGATGATCTAGCAGGAACGATTGCAACATTGGCGACCAAGACGGACATAAACAAATTGTCGGGCGAAGTCACCGCAGCGCAAACGCTGGCTCAACAGACTGCCGATGGATTGCAACTTAAAGCCGATCAAAGTGTCGTTAACACCATCAATGGGTCAGTCAACCAACTGCGTGCTGATCTCAAGGTTGCAAATGATCGGTTGTCTTTGACGATGACCAAGAATGATGTGACTGGGCTGTTGACGCCATATGCCACACAGTCGTGGACGCAGGGACAGATCACGGCGACTGCCAGTCAGTTTAATGCCCAGTTCAGCTCGATTTCTGGCAAGGTTGATGCTTTGAAATTCGGCAATCGAAACTTGTTGCTCAACACCTCAAATATGAACAATTTAGCTCATTGGACTCGAACAAGTTGGGGTAGCGCCACGACAATCGTCAAGTTGTCAACGCACCCGTTTTACCACAATGGTCGGGACAATTTGATCAAATTAACGACTACGGATAGCTGGGATGGTCATCTGCGGTCTGATGTTGTCGCGGTCAAGCCGGACACAGATTACAACTTTCAGTTTCTTGGCTTTCACAACTACAATGTCAAATCGATCACGATTTACTTCTTGGGCCGAACAGATGCCACTTCACCTGGTGATGCTGGTGACAATTACGATCGTGACAAGATCCATTTACTGATGAATGCGATCACGTTATCAACATCAGGAACTAAGCGAGCAACAGCCACTTTTCACACAAATCCCGGCGAGACACTGGGTTATATTCGTTTCGATATGAATGGCGGTTACAACGCTACTGATCCGGCTGACATGTATATGGTTGAAGCTGAATTAGCTGAAGGGCCAACGGTTCCGGTTTATTCGCCTGCTCCAGAGGATTCTGCGGACTATGCGGACGCAAAAGTGGCTAGCCTCAAAGTCACAGTTGACGGGATTCAATCGACAGTGGCTAATTATCAAGGCCAAACAACGACTGCTTTGCAGACACTGCAAGGATTCCAAACTACGGCTACGGATCGAATTAACGGTCTTAAACTTCAACAGACGCAGCTTGCGAGTCAGTGGACTAGCGTTGTTGGTGGTCTAAGTAATCCTAATCTGATTTTGAATAGTATGTATCCGGAAGATGTTAGCAAGTTAGGCTGGATCGATACCGGTTACTTGAATATCACCTCGCATGCCTTTTATGCTGGCGGTGGGCAAACGCTCTTTAGCATCAAGAGCACTGATGCCAGAGAGCGGACAGTATCCACCAATCGCTTCAAAGTAACGCGAAACACAGCATACACCGTGAGTCTCAAAGCTTTTGCCAATTGGAATATGGCTGGTTTGGACATCTTCGTGATGATGCGCAAGCGAGGATCGGCTAAAGATTATGATACTTTCCAGTTGCTGATTAATAATCAAAAGCTAAGTCCTTCTGAAACATTGTCGTACTCTGCGATATTCAACAGTGGTGACTATGATGAGGGGTTTATCCGCATTGATAACAATGGCATGGTCGATACATCCGGCGATGCCGCCTATCTGTTCTTTGCTGAGCCAAAGGTAGAGCTAGGTTCAATGGCTACACCTGACGTACAATCAGGCACTGACAGCCAGATCACCCAGCTGCAAGATGCGATTAATCTCCGCGTGTCCAAAGGTGATGTGCTTAGTCAGATCAATTTGGAAGCCAACCGTGCTCTGATTCAAAGCGGCAAGCTAGTGCTTGATGCACCAACAGTTGTCTTTACAGGCAATGCCTTCATTCCCTCAGCAGCGATTGCAAGTTTGTCTGCTGACAAGATCACCACAGGTACGCTGAACGCGGCCAACATCAACGTGATCAACCTGAATGGGAACAGCATTGTTTCCGGGACACTTTCTGGTAGCAAGATCTCTGGCGACACCATTACTGGGACCGCGTACGAAACAACGGACAACCAGTATGGATATAAGATCCGCCTCAAAGGTGGCGCTATGGAGCTTTACAAAGGACCACAGCTTGTTTCTGGGATCAACCAGAATAATGCTGGAAGTGTGTTCAATAACTTTGTCGGTAATGATTTCAGTCTGGCACAAACTGATAATTCTGGCGCAAATGGACCGGTTATTAGGATTCCAAAAACGTCAACTGTAGCAAACCCACAGTATCAATTTTATGGCAGGCTCATGACACATATCTGGACCGGCACAGCCAAGCCTTTTGGATATCCCATCCGTCAGAGGTTATTCTCAGTGGCAATGATGGTAAGCAAGACACCTTAAAAGTGTATGGCACTCACGTTGATACAAACGGTAACTTTATCGTATACAACGGTTCAAAAAATGCCGCACAAATGACCCGTGATGGTTTCAGAGCAACACCAGCATATGAGATGGCAGAAAACTTCGTAGGTGATGTTGGCGAGGCACAGACTGATGCTGATCAGAAGGCTCTGGTGGAAATCGATCCGCTCGTCTTTGATTTGATCAACACCGAAAAGCCCTACCAAGTTTTCTTGGCGGCTTATGATGACACTCACTTCTGGGTTTCTGAACGCGGTGCGGACTACTTTATCGTTTCTTCTAACGTACCTAAGGCCAATTTTGGCTGGGAGTTGAAGGGCAAACGACGCGGTTACGAAGATCAGCGATTGGTCGAAACGGAAAAGAATTATCAGGACTTAGAAGAAATGGAAGGACACAAAGCGACGGCTTAAGCTGCCGCTTTTATTTTGGGAGGAAAACATGAAAATCACACTTAAAAATGCAGATATTGCTAAAACTTACAATTTTGTTGAACAAATCAAAGTTAAGGGCAAGGATGCTCTGGCGCTTGCCAAGTTCATCAAGTTATTACGGCAAACTTTGGCAGCAGCAAGTGAAGACGAGCAGACACTTGCTGATCAGTTTGCTCAGAAGGATGCGGACGGTACTGCCAAGACCAATCCAAATGGCAATGTGCTACTTGATCCAACCCTCGTGACTGATTACAAGAAATCACATGCTGACTGGTTGGATCAGGAAGCGGAGATCGAGGGCGGAACGTATGTGAACCACATTGATGATGTTGACCGCATTCTTGATGAGTATGTCGAGAAGACTGAGATCGGTGGGTCTGACCTTGAAGCCTATCTGTCTTTGCATGAAGCATTTGAAGCTGCACAGTCAACCAAAAAGGGGGTGAACTAATCATGACATTGAATATTAAGAAAAGCATCAGCCTCACCGGATCAAGCTCCATTGGCGATACTCAGGTCGCCTATCTGAACGCAACGCTTGACCAAGAGGGCAATGGAGCAAATACAGTCAGTCAGGCGATTCAGAATCAATCACTATATGACGCCAATAAAAAGGAGGTTCGGGCGGATATTGCCGAATTTCAACAACTCATCTATGACACTGAGGATGAGCTGACGACGGAAAAGAATAGGTCTGACGCAAGTACCTCCACCACGCCACAGAAATAGTCAATAGTGATACGGAAAAGAGGTGAGCGCGTTGCTTAAAAAAATTGCTAATTACCCAATCCATTTTGTGATGGGCTTGGTGCAGGTCGGTATCGGGTTGTTTTTGATCAGCAGTGATCACTACTTCACTTGGCCACCCGGTTTCTCCGCATGGATGGACAATGATATCGTGGGGTTCTCGCTCATGATGCTCGGTCTACTATTTGTTTTTTGGGTCATGGAGCCCTCACGGTCGACCAGAATGGAGCACATCATTTTAGTCCTCTCGGGTGGATTCATGTTGCTTCTAGCGGTGTACGAACTAATCCACACGATACGAACCGGTTTTTCCATGCCGTGGATTTCAAATGCTGGTCTGACGGCCATCATCTTTATTCTAGCGGCAGGGAGTGATAGCAAGTGAAGTGGGATTTGGTTGGTATACTAACAGCGCTATCAGCACCTATTGGCATGGTCATCACGTGGTTGCTATCAAAACACAAGACCAAACGTGAAGAGTGGCGTCAATTGTATTTGCAGGCAGCTAAGGACAGAGATGACTTCCATGAAAAGTGGCTCAAGGCCGAAGACAAAGTTGATGAACTAAAAGGGAAGAAGGATGAATCGTAATGGACATGATCTCACAGTTAAATCTTGGAACCGCGGCGGAGTTAGCGATTACCGCCGCTATTATTTTGGCAATGGTGCAGGCAATCAAGCAGACAAAGCTGGACAACAAGTGGCTGCCCTGGTTGGCGATGAGCCTAGGTGTTGTCGCTGGATTGATCTCAGTAGCTGTCACCGGTGGCCAAAACTGGGCAAGCGGTGCCGTCATGGGTTTCTTAGTCGGTGCTGCCACATCCGGGTTGTTCGATGGTGTTAAGTCCGCATCTGTGGCTGTGTCTGATCGCCAGAACAAGGTGGCGGACCTGCAAGCTAAAGTGACTGACTTGACTGCTGAGCTGGAGAAGTTGAAGACTGCTGACCAAGATCGAGCTGCTGCAGTAACAGAAAATCAGGAGGCAAACAATGGCTAAATATCAAGAACTTGTGTTGGATGTTGCATCATATCAGCCCGACACTCTCAGCTTCTTCCAAGCTGCTGTGGCAGCTGGCGTGAAGGCTGTCATTGTCAAGTTGACAGAAGGCAGCAATCCTGGTTCCGCCTATATCAACCCAAAGGCTGCCAATCAGATCAAGAACGCACGTGCTGCGGGTCTGTTGGTGCATGCGTATCATTATGCAAAGTTCAATGGTAATGGAGATGCGAAGGCCGAAGCGGATTGGTTCACGAGCAATGCTAAGAAGTTAGGCATCGCGCCCGAAAGTGTTATGGCTCTGGATATTGAAGACGGTACTAATGCATGGGCTGCAACCAGTGATGCGAATGCATTTATTCAACGGGTCAAAGACAATGGTTACCCGAATACTGATGTTTATTCGATGGCCTCATGGTTCTGGGCTGGTCGACTGGTACCAAGTCAACTGATCGCTAAGAACCTTTGGGTCGCAAACTATGGTGTTGATTCGCCGGGGCTGGACAACGTGGGTCTGTGGCAATACACGAGCGCGTTTGTACTGGCCGGAGTCAAAGTGGACATGAGCTACGACTTCAATGGCTTCTACACTCAGGCACGGCACAATGTGGTGCCAGATCATCATGCGATGCCATCACCGGATCCTGCGGTGGTAACTGGGAACAGCTGGAAGGACGATCTGGGCGTGACCTGGTATGGCGAGACTGGTAAGGCCACCTTGACCAGTGCCGTCAATCTTCGCTGGGGTGCGACAACCTCCAGCTCAGTGATTGCAACGATGCCAGCAGGTTCAGTCATCCAGTATGATGCAAAAGCTTCTGCTGGTGGATATATCTGGTTGCGTCAACCACGATCAAACGGATACGGCTATCTGGCCGCTGGAAAAGCAAATGGTAAGGGTGTCAACATCGACCCATACGCAACTTTTGAATGA